ATAATAATGATAAAAAAGATAATGGGTGAGCAACCGAAATCGGTTTCCTGAATTAGTCACTGTTGTACAGACACGTACCTGGCATACACCTATGTTTTAGTTTGCCAACTATGCACTTACTAAGTTTACACAGCTAAAATATGTGCCTACTAGCATGTTTTATTATGTAAAAAATATATAAATCAATGTTGGAATGCAAAGGGCGTGTTTTTACACAATGGAAAGTGAAGTTGTTCTGACAGTTATAAATGTGTGGGTGTGCAGATGTGCTGGCAAAACTACCAGGGCAGGATGTGGCGGCGCCCAAAAGATTAGATGTACGATACAAAGTGCTTAAAACACAGTTTTAGTGCCAACAGCAACCGAAAACGGTTTCGGTTATATAAAATGGAGATTATACAAAATGGACACCAAAGGTGAAAAGGTAAAGGCTACTAAGCACGTAGCAAACAACATCACACAAAAGTTACTCATAGGGTGCAACCAAAGTCTTTATTATATATAATACAGGAAAACATACAACATATATAACATACGAGTCACAACATAAATAGGACACACAAACATTCCACACATAACATAATACATACACAACATACACACAGACAAGGTACAAACACAACAACACATAACAACACAACATACAACACTGTTACCTTTTAGTTTTAGCACGCTTGCGCGCTGTACCCTTAGAGGAGGAAGGGGCTGCACGCTTTACAGGCCGAAGGCGCGGACGTGCACGTAGGCCAGCCTGTAGTAAAAACTTGCGACCCAAGGGAAACTGGTCAAGGTCAGATGAAAATCGTTCCTTAAGGTCAACAGTCCAAAAATTAAATTTACTGTAAGGATCCTCCTTTTCCTTTGCAGGGGCATTATTCTTTTGACATGCAATGGCCTGTGACTGTACAAACCTATATGTGTCCTCCAAACTACTTGTAGCTGGGGGGGTTATACCAAAGTTCCAGTCCTCTAGAATAGTGGGATTCATTCCATGAATATAGGCCATAACATCTGCTGTAAGGGTTATGGTACATAACTGAAATATAAACTGTAAATCATATTCCTCCACATGTCTAATATACTCCCTAAAGTCAGAATTATTAAAGCTATCCTGCGTGGATGCTGTAGCACACAATGTTAGGTTAGTACTACGGGTGGTATCTACAACTGTTAAAAACACCTGATTGCCCCAACAAATACCATTGTTTTGACCCTGGGCCCGTTGTAACCAGTATGGCTTATTAAATATTTGGTATTCAGATGTTACCATAGAGCCACTAGGAGTTGCAGCATAAATAGAACTGTCAAGGTTACCTGAGGATTTCTTAATGTATAAGTCATTAGGTACAGGCTCACCCATGGTACCTGCCCTATTTAACATATGCCTAACAAACATTTGTTCCCGCCTTAAGTAAAAAAATAAACTGTCCCCATATGCCTCTGCAGCCATTTTAAGGTAATCAGGATATTTACAAATTGAGGTAGCTACATCAAGGGGTACCTCACTTTTTGAGGTTTGTAGGGTTTTAAAATCCATAGCCCCAAATCCTATATCTACCATATCACCATCCTGTATATATGAATTTACTAATTCCAAAGGAGGACAGTCACCAGCAGCCAATGTATTAGGTGTACATAGGTTGCCTTTAGCCCAGTGTTCACCTATAGGTGGTGTGCAGCCCAAAATACATAACTGTGTTTGTTTATAGTCCATGCTAACATTTTCCCTATTGTCAGCTCCTGCACCAACATATTTAGGTGCATTTTCAGTATCATCCAATTTATTTAATAATGGATGACCACTTAGGCCAAGACCCAATGGCTGGCCCCTACCAACCTCCACACCTGTGCATGCCCATACTAAGCGTTGTGTCTCAGGATTATATAAACTAGGATCAGGCAGTCCAAACTTATTAGGATCAGGTAGTTGCACCCTAAACACCCTATATTGATATCCTGATACTTTAGGAATACTTTGCTTATTATTGGTTTTTTGTACTTTAAAATATGGATGTCCAACAGCCAATAATCTAGAGCTGCTTGCATGATAGTATATGCTTGTGCGAGTCACATATTCATCCGTGCTGACAACCTTAGAAACTGGGGTAGGAGGCAGGTATACTTTGTTTTCGCTAGGCCGCCACATAGCCATCTGCAAGAAAATATGGGAAACGTTTACGGCGTTTGCGTACATAAGTATAACTAGGATGCAGGTAAAAATCCCCACCATTAACAGCAATGGGTGTTTGTGGAAATATAGGACGTGCGGGAACAAATGGGGTGTGACCTGATGAGGGCCTAAAGGATGTGGGTATAGGTGTATATGGCGATGAGGCAGTTAGGGGAACTGTGGTGTTACCATACTGAGATGGTATAGATGTAGTTTGTAGGGCTGTTTGTACAGAACTATGTGAAACAGTAGAAGAGGAAAAACCACCAGTGTCAGCAAAATCTGTGTCAGCATATACATCATATATATCTGAGTAAAGACCATTGTTAATGCTTGTATTGTTTGCAGATATTAAAGGGTGTAATTCTATTTCCTCAGGGACATGAGCAATAGGGCTTAAGTCCTGAAAAAAATGCACACGAGGTTTAAGTTGCAGGCCACTACGTGTGTGTAATGTGGCCCTGTCGCCCACCCTACTATAACGTACAACCCCCCTACGAGTTGTAAGTGCTGGTCTATGTAAAGCAAATATGTCCATAAAGGCGGGATCAGGTGCATTATGTATTGTGGGCTGCTCAAAGTGTAGGGTAACATCTGGGTTACCCTCATATACAGGATTGTCATATGTTATAAGACTGGAAGGCTGTTGTAAAAAGGCAGGGTCCTGTACAGGCACTTGCTGTAACGCACGGGAATATAAACCTAAGCGTGGGCGTGCAGGCGGCCTTGGTATAGGTGTGCTAGTTGTTGTGCCTATATGGTCCTGCATAATTATAAAAGTGTCCATAGGTATATTTTCAGCAGTGGACGATTGCAAAGTAGAGGTAGATACTAAAACACGACCATCCATTTGTACTGGAGGGGGGGGGTCTAATAATGATGGCTCTGTATATATAGGATTATCATGGGATGTTATAGACACCCTAATAGGGGTGGTAGTGGAGGTGACATCTAATATAGCAGGGGTAGCATCACTAGATGTGGCTATTTCAAACCCACCCTGTGATGGAATGGTAGGGGTTGGTGCCCCAACATCCACAACACTAGATTCCTCTACTAAAGACACAATGGAAGGGTCAGAGGGTGCTACTGTTTCTACAGCCCCTGCGGGACGTACAGGAGGACCTGGTTCAAGGGTAGTAGAGGGTCGTCCAAGTGGTATATACCCTGTGCGGCCCCCTGTGCCACTACCAGTACCTATTCCCAAGCCCCCAAAAAACACGCCCATACTGCCCCATCGTAGGATTTGATCTGCTATAGTTGTACCCTCTACCTTAGGAATTACATCTGAAGGGCATGTGCCAGAGGCCTTGCATGTTTGATATAATTGTGTTGCAGATGCACGTTTCCGGCGTGGGGCTCTTGCTTTAGCCATAATACACAAATATATCTACACAATATTTATTATACTATGGTAAGCAGGTTACACAGGGCATCCACAGTAGGTGTGCACAGTAACACCTTATGTAAAGTGAAGGTCAAGTTCAAGAAGCCTGGCAAGGCGCACATAAACACACAGGGCAGGTACCCACAATAGAATAAAGGCTACAAGAAAAAAAGTAAATGCTGTTGTAATACATTGCCATAATAACATGGATAATAAAAACCAACATGTTAACCAACTTACTGTATACAACATTATTACTGCATACACTACACACACCTACACACACACCTCACCTCAGTCACTGCAGGCCTGCATGCACTCACTACCATACTCACCATACATACCTCACTATATACACATAGCAGCAGTATTGGCTGGTTGTTTTACAATATAGTATGTACAATCACAAACTTTACAATGATTATCTGTTATAATGACATTACCCCTAATGACATAGATATACTAGGTGGAATGCGAACAGTTACTAAAAATTGTTGCCTTTGTTCTACACTACTATAGGTTAATGTTACAATGCCCCTATTCTTAGTGGTACCTGGTACACATGCCCAATGCCATGTTGAGGATGCTTGTTCAAACAAATGTTTATACTTTTGTATTCTTTGCCTAAAACATTTTAATGTATTAGGTTCACCTTTAAAGTGCACTATAGGTGTAGTGTCACCACTACTTGTGTGCCGTCCTTGGTTCTTGTTGTTATCGTCACTGATGTGCCTGTCGTTGTCACAGCCCACGGGGTCTGAGGTGCTGTGTGGTTGCTGGTCTGTGCTGTAGACTCTAGCTCGTTTTCTAGGCGGCGGCGTGCACGGGATTGCTTTTGTGGAGTTGTCGGTACGTGGTGTGGAATTGGCTGGTCTGGTGTGTTCAGCAGTGCCAGTAGAGGATATTGACAATGCCTCTTCGGTACTAGATACAGATGCAGGAGAAAAAATGATGCTGCTGCCCATACGCACCTCCCACTGTCCATATTCCCCATACTTAGATGCTTCCTTTTTAAAATCCACATAATACACTTTGTGTTCTGCATCCATATAATAAATACCCATTGCATCTATATTACTGCACACCTTAGTCCATCCCTCCCCATCACAGTTTTGATAATAAATATCTCCCCACATTACATATTGCATTGTGTTATCCTGATGCCCATCAAATATAACATCTACTGTTTGTCCACGTCTTTTTAAGCAACCAGTTGGTGGTGCATTCCACCGTTCCAGGCATGTGTCCTGTAATGTCCACGGTTCGGTGCTGTATACTGTCTTTTGCAATGTCTCTAATGCAAGTTGCAGTTCAATGGCCTTGTGCCCTTTGCCCTTTGACACAGCAAGTGCAGGCAGTGCCTGGTGCTGTAACACTTTGTATCCCATTTCCCGGGCTTTGTATTGCAATGCACACTCCAGGCGTATGCATTTCCAATGTTCTATTTGGTCCTCTAGTTTATTACTATCTTTTTCATATAGGTCTAGAAGCCTTTCCTGGCACACATCTAAACGTGTTGCTAGGGTCTCCATTCTCCTCCTCCTCGTTATCGTTGTCGTTCAGCGCTAAACGTGACCATGACCTTTTAAAGAATGATTTCCAATTTTTATTACTTAAATCATACACAGGGTTTCCATTACTATCAAATGGAAATCTATTGGGAAAACAAAAACATTTTACTCTACTGTGTAGGTAGCGCCATCTGTCGTCTGTACTAGCATTTATGTTGGAGGTCACTATTAGTGGAGGACATTTTGTTTGCACCATAGCTCGATGTTTTCTATCAAAGCACATAGGATTGCCATCTAATGCATTGCGCATATAAATGTCCATATAGTTCCAGCATTGTGTTGTAGCATCGTCTAGCATAGCTATTTTGGCATCTGCCAAAGGTTCTAACCAAAAATGGCTACTAGAATTAACATATGATAGCACTACACCTCCTAAAAAGCTAATTAAACTCATGGCAAAATTAGATTTTCCTGTGTCTGGAGGTCCATACAGTAATATACAATTGTGTTTTGGTATGCCTTGTAAAAATTGTTTTAATGCTATCATAAAAGATATAAAATCCACATGTTGATATCTAAGGAATCGTACTATTTCCTTCCACTCACCTTCCTCCTCTACTAAATCACAACGATGTTTAATCCATTGTGACATTGTCATTTGCATTTTTTGTGCCCTTATATAATGTCTACACATTGTTCCACAGTCTTTTACATACTTAGCTTGACAATTACTTCCTAGAAAGGCAGCCGCATTTTCATCTATATCAGCTAATTTAGCATATTCCAGGGCAATAATACTGTCATCAATATAATTATGGTCATATGCCCATTGTACCATTTTAGATAAATCAAACTGGCTGTCTGCTAAGCTATATTCAATTACAGTTTGTCTGGCCAGCCATTCCGGGGGTGTACCAAATATTTCACTTGCATTGGACAGCCCCTGTCTATACCAATACAAAGCTGCTGCAGGCGTCCGTAATTTTGGAGGATCTATTAACATTTGGGTTTCTGGTATATTTAATAACATTCCTAAACATTTACTTACTGTTAATCTGTTTTTGCCACATTTAAATCTTGTTAATAATAATAATACCATGCCCCACCTACATGTTAGCCATTGGATATGGCCATACAAACAATGTGGCTCTAGCAATGTTTTAAATCCATCTGTAATACCATGATATATTCCAAATGCTGCAATAACCCAATCGGTACACACTGTTTTGTCACTTTTAAATGGCCGTGCTAGGTCCATAAAACTTAATCCATATAGGTCTTTAAACATACCAAACAATGCTACACGAATATTTGTGTTATGTATTAATTCTGTAATTTGCTGCCTTCCTAGGCTATCTGTAGTTGTTTCCCCAGATACTGTCTGCACCTGGTCTGTCTCTGTTTCATCTGTCCCCTCGGTATTTACCTCCACCGCAGCTTCCACGTCAGTATGGCCATTTGGCGGCGGTTGGGCCTTATCAAACAGCCGTCGTTTGGCTTTGGCTGACCGCCGTCCTAGGGATATAGCCCCTAGCCGGGGGCTTAGGTCCTTTTCTACACAGGGTTCGCTGTTTGCAACAGGACTTACATACGGACTGCCTATATACTTTCGTTTTAATTGTTGCACTGCCTCTACATCTGCCTGCAGCTGTTGGGCATGTAACAATGCCTGTGGATTTTCCTGCCCCTCTACCTGTGACACACTATTATCAATAAAGTCCACCATATCAAGCCCACTGTCCTCCACATCCTCAGGCTCATCATCTGAAATAATATCCCCTGTTTTACGTTCTACAATTGCTTCCACAAAAAACCATCCATTACACCCAGTCCCCTCCTCCTCTGTACCTTGGTTATCCGCCATGCCGTTATAGTCGTGAAGCACAGGTGGGACACACTATTTGCAGTGCGTCCTGATGAAGCAGTTCCTGCAGTACCCTTATGCCTGTGTGCGTGCTATACACACATAGCCGTACTGTCTTACAACACACACCTCCACACTGGCTTAACACCTTAAATGCTTGTTTGTCAGGTTGTGTTACTGCTGTCTCATCTTCTGCATCAGAGTCTTCTAATTGCTCCCTGCAGTACAGGTCAAACGGTTCTGGTTTTAAATCAAGGACTATATCCTCAATTGTAGCCACATTTCCATGCATTATGGCTTCCAGCAATGTAGACACCTACCCTTCCAATAGCCTCTAACACAGTGGAATCGCCTGTTGTAATCTACGTGCCGTTGCTTTTCCACGTTGCACAAAGGTTTATGGCACAGCCAGCACCTTATAAATATTTCTTCCAATGGCTTTCCACACTCTTGTTCCACTGTTTCCCACAGGCACGCACGGTCGCGATGCCTTCTATAATTTATTTGCCCGTGCAGTTCTAGGCACAGTGCACATGCAGCATGTGGAAAGCCGTGTCTCCACACCACAAATAGGTCCTTATATTGAAATGCATAAATCTCTGCTGTACACACCGTCTTCTTGCAAAAGGCACAAGGAAGTTGCAAACTATGCATAGGAATATTGCATACCTTGCACAAATCAGCTAGAGTACGCGGCTGGTCCGTGTGGGGTTCAGTAGCAGACATTGCCCCCAAATAACTGTTTTCTACAACCGCTTTTATATGTACCGGTTTCGGTTGAACCGTTTTCGGTCCCTCCCTTATTTTATAAATCATGGTTGTAGTTA